CGCTGTCCAGATCGAATCAGCTTACGGTATTCGCGAAGACTACGGGCCAGATTATTCCGTACCGGAGCTAGATCTTTCTTGAGACTCTTATCTGAGATTGTCTTATACCACATGGTTATTTCCCCCTTAATCTTCTTGGCTAGATTCTTGAACATGCCCCGTTCAAGATGTGTGTTCATTGTTACGTATTGCTCGTATGCTGTCAACATGTCTAGACGTTCTTTTTGGATGTAGATGCGAGCGTCTTGGTGTAGGGATGGTTTATTCATAATCACGTTCCTCCTCAGCTATCATCTGAATCAGATTATCTGTCACATACTCATTAAACTCTTCAATCTCATCATCTGTCAACTCAGCATCAATGTCATCAACGATCCATTCGTTGCCATCCTCGTTTGTACATAAAGCACGGACAATATCCCATTCGATATCAATGTAGCCGTAGTAGTCCATGTCAGAATCGTATGTGTTTGGATTGCCCTTCACGATCTCGTAGCGAATTACATTAACCAGCACTTCGTACAAGAGTTCTTCGCCAGTGTCTTTGACCAAACTGTAGTTGATTGTGTACATGTTGTTTCCTCCGAGTCATTTAAGATATGTGAGTAGTGTAGATGCTAGGGATTTCATTGTCAAACATTTTCCCTCACCAATTTCACCAGATTTTTCGTTCAGACTGTCCACTTGCTCTGCAAGCTCCTTGGCGATCTTCAGTAATTCAATCTGGTTCTGCATCACGTTGATTACGTGTTGTTTGGAGCATTCGTCAGCAATCACTTGCGGCTTGATCTTGTTCAGTTCAAATGGTGTCATGGTTTTTCCTCCAAATGTCTTTCCTGTATGTTTGTATCTTAGTCCATCACCAGAGTGGTACTTTCTGATAGAATCTACTAAGGAAATTAGCCTGTTTTAATTCACCCTATACGTTGGCTTAGGTGTAACCTAGATCGTGCCTTCTACCCCTGTTTTCGTAAGCCTTAGGGCTATTCTGGAGGCTTATTTTGACTGTATGCTGTTCAGCAGGGATGTTAGCAAGCTAATTTTAGCTTCAATCGCATCTAGGTGCTGTTTCAGAGACTGTTCATCATCGTCCTCACCAAGATAGCCGTTCTCACCAAGATGTCCATTCTCAATCCTCCACCAGATTGCCTGAGCTACATTGCGATACCAGCACTCACCCAGTTTGGTTCAGACATCTCACCAGCATTCTTGCCCTTTTCAATCAGACTAGATGGTTTGAAGAACTCTGGTTGGTGATTGCCGTAGTTGTCAATGTTCACACGGAATGTTTCTGTTACGTTTACGATCATGGGTAAGCCCTCTTGTTTGGATGTTTTGGTTAGATTAGTCTTGTCTATATGTTGTGTCAAGACATTTTGATCACATTCAGGCGAAGCCTACACCTCTGATCACAAGGATGACACCATCTCTAGCAAGGAATCACTAGTAATAACAAGTATTTACATATACATATGATGTTTGCTACGACATCTTAACAAGACATTTTGTTAAGAATCTTTGAAAAGGGTATTGACAACACTATCACAGAAGATGTACGCTTCGCTTAGGCGATCTGGTCAAGATATCTAGACTAGATCATCTAGATAAGATATCTAGACTAGACTTCTTAACAATATATATATTAGCTAGTATTATTTAGTTACTAATATACTTATAAATACTATATATCTAGATAAGATATTTAGATAGGATATCTAAACTAGATGTTTGGACTAGATATCTGGTTTGGGTATCTGAGTACAATTGTGACTAACAACCATTGACTCATCAATCGTGATCAGATAGCTTGTGTCAGACATCGAACAGGAGAACGTGATGGAACAACACAAGATACAACATTGGGTAGGAGGGATTCCAGCTAACGCTGAGATGGATGCTTGGAATGAAGCTGGTGGAATGTTAGATAAGGCTAGTGCTGCTACCATCCACTACTACCGTCTGACAGAATCATCCTTGTCAGTGTATGAGCAAGACATTCTGAATTGGATGTTGCAATCAATCAGAGTGTATGATTTAATGTGGACTAACTTGAAGCGAGAGGAGAATGTGTGATGAAAAATAGTGACGTTATAAGTGACCGGGAAGGGGCTGGCCTAGATCACCCTAACCAAATGATCTGGACAGACCTCGATGATATTCTTGGTGATACACTGGCTGTATTTGAGTCATTAGTGGAACAAGATAAGCTAGTGTTAGCAGGTAAGATTACTAATGTAATCAAGCTTATTACGGAAGTGAAGTCCGAACTTGAGGATTAGATATGCTAACAAACACAATCGCATCTGTGATAATTGCTCAGGCTATGGCATCCTATCCACACAGTCCGTCAGAGCCTCTTGACGAGGTGTTGTGCTTGGCTGAGATGGTTTATCACGAAGCACGAGGAGAACCCCTGTCAGGACAATACGCTGTAGCTCTTGTGGCTAAGAATCGTGTAGAGAGTGATCGTTTCCCTGATACGTATTGTGGTGTGCTGTCTCAGCCGTATCAATACAGCTATCGTAACAATGGTCAACCGAAGACACATCTTAGCAACATGTCCGTCCCAGATGCAGATGCACTATGGTGGGCAACAAGGGTTGCATTGGATGTCCAGAACGGGTATATTGCTGATTACACCAACGGGGCTAAATGGTACGTGAATGAGTCTAAGCTAGAACGTAGACCAAAGTGGTTGCAACGGATGGATCTTGTTGCTAAGATTGGTGAACATTCGTTTATGAAATTACAGGGGGAATAGGTATGACTAACTTCATGATTGGTATTACGACTGGTATCTGGTTAGTGGTCGCGCTCATTAATATTTCAAGCTATGATCAGTGGAGAGATGAGATTAGGTTTACTGTACAGGAATGTGAAAAGGATCTACCACAAAACCAGCATTGTGAACCAGTGATAACAGCTAGAGTAGTTGAGTAGGAATAAACATGGCTAAATCAATCAAGCACAAGATTAGTTTGAGCAAGTACAATCGCGTTATTATGTGTTTAGGATCGGATGTTGGAAGTCACACTAAGCGTTCTAGGCGATGTCTCAAGCAAGGTAATCTGCTCACACACGTTGTCTACACGTTCCATTACAACGGCTTTGATTATGTCCAAGTGCAGAATCTGTCTAGGCCAGTGAAGCGTAACGAAACCCCAGCTATTATCGCTACAATGTAGCTCAAGCAATTATTGGAGGGAAGTGATGTCATACCAAATCCACGCAGTAGAAGAAGGTTATATTAGCCAAGAGTCTGTCAAGTACAGTAAGCCAATTAAGTTTCAATCGCCGCAATCAGCCAAGTTGTTCATTGACATATGTAAGGCGATTGATTGGTGGAATGATCTGGATCAGACAGAGAAGGACAACATTGATCTGGATAAGGTTGATATCGGCAAGAGTTATCGGTATAGTTATCATCCGAAGCTGGTCAAGAAGGCTGGTAAGGTGGTGGGATGTGATATTGTGATTAGTGATATTGGTGAATAAGGAGGAAGGTGTGAATCTTTTAAATGAGACAATCGAAGTGATGAAAGAGAATGATCTCGACTCTGGGGATATCATGTTTATTGGGTCGGAATGCAGTGGGCACTGCTGTACTTGGGATGAGTTCAAAACCCTAGCCGATTACGAATATGACGAGGGGTTCGGTTCTGCTAAAGTAGCAGAAGATTTAATTATTGTGTTTAACTGTGGATCTAAAATGACTCGTGACGAGTATGATGGCTCAGAATGGTGGGATGTTCATAAACCGTTCAATAAACCTGAAAGCACACAACAGATTCGTAAATTATTTGCGAATGGGATTGGCTGGGAATCTCTTGAAAAAATTAACGGGGTGCAAGTGTGAGAGTGATATATGAGCCGGGTGTTTTTAACAGAATGAAACAAATTGTCACTACCACAAATTGTAAGATAGTTCGTGTTGAAACGTCTAATGATGAGTTTTCGGAATTGCTTGACGATATTTTTGTCACTCATATTGTTAATCCGAAAGATTTTGAAAATATCACAACACAACACCCTTTGAATAACATCGGACACTCGGGCTATGATTGGTCTGGTTCGTATGTTGTATACAAGGGTGTTTGTTTCCAGACACATCATTCGTATCAACAGTGAACGAGGAGGAACTATGACAACAAAACATAAAGCAAACGAAATGGGTGAAGTGCTCCAACTAGGCCAGCCACAACGTATCCAGACAGCAAGTGTACAGATTCAACAGCACAAGATTCGTCTGAATGGTGATATCACCGAGCCGGAGTCATTTACAGATGAACTTAATGTGATCGAGAACCTTGGTGAGAATGATTCGGCAACAATCGTAATTAACACCAACGGAGGGCACTTGGATACGGCTGTTGAGTTCTGTTCAGCTATTATCGGGACAGAAGGTTATGTACATGGTCATATCAACGGTTGTGCTCATAGTGCAGGTTCAATGATCTTTCTAAAGTGCCACTCATACAGCATAAGCCCGTATGCGACAATGCTGATCCACTCTCCTTCTGGGGGTTTTGTAGGTAAATTCGGAGACCTGTTTGCTCAAGCAGAACACTTCAAAGACTGGACTAACTTCTTCTACAAAGATGTTTACGAGGATTTCCTAACCGAAGAAGAACTTGAGAAAGTTATTGACGGTAAGGATATGTGGCTCAACGCCTCCCAGATCGAAGAGCGGTTAGAGCGTATGGTCCAGATTCGGTCTGTTCGGATGGAACAGGAAGCGGAGGAACAAGCTGAGGCGTTCATTGATGCTGAACTAGACGGTTGTGACAAGTTTGATGCGGAGGGTTCTGAGGATACGTCTGGTCACGAATACCAACTGGGGTCTGATCTGAACAAACAGCGTGTAGGCTGCGAGGATTGTGATTGTAAGTCTAAACAAAAATTTAAGGTAGGTGATCATGTCCGTGTCATCTCGAACGCATGTGGTGGCGAAGATCCGATTGGATCTGAAGACATTATCGTTAATAATGACGACGGTTGTCACCAACTCAAGTCAGGCTGGTGGTATGAGACAGAAGAGTTGGAGCTTGTTGAATGAAACGTGTTACAAAACAACAATTCGACAAGTGGTATGAGGACAACGTGACAGCAGCTCTTGATCGAACACCTAAATGGAATGGTCAGGAACAGAGTATTACGTGGAAATGGTTGGATAAGAAGGGCAATGCGTGTATGATTGTGCTGAATGATCCGGTTGAGTATTATTTGGGCTAAGATTTATGGGCCAGAGATGGACCCAGATTGATTTGGAGGGGATTGTATGGGGGAGAAAGAGATGGTGGAGGGCACATTCTTAGGTCACACAGAATGTCCTTATTGTAGTAGTAGTGATGCACACGGTATCTACCAACACTTCACTGATTCTGGTGAAGAGTATTTCACGGGCTTCTGTTTTAGTTGTCAGCAATGGTCAAGCCACCAGAGACTGTTGGCTAACAACTTAGTAGATGAAACAGGTTATGTCCACGTTATTGAACAGGAGGATGAAGGAAGTATGTCAGACGTAGAGTTGGTAAAAGAGATTACAACCACTTACGACACAAGGGGTGTGCGGGAGCGTAAACTTCCACTAGCTATGGCAGAGATGTACGGCATGAAGGTGTCCTACGATCAGTCAACAGGAGAGATTGATGCACACTATTATCCTGTCACCAAAGAAGGACAGATTGTTGGGTATTTCAAAAGGACACTCCCTAAACAATTTAGTGCAATTGGTGATGTAAAGAATTGTGAGTTGCAAGGTCAACACCTGTTTGACAAAGGTGGTGAATATGAGAACAAGGCTGGTAAGAAGTTCTTGATCCTGACAGAAGGCTACTTGGATATGCTTGCAGCTCAGAAGATGATGCAAGACAATGCCAATCGTGAGGGATATGTAACAGCCGTTGTCAGTCTTCCTAACGGCATTAACACAAAGTCCGTAAAGACCAACTACAATTTCTTAAACTCTTTTGAGAAGGTACTGGTATGCGTTGATCAGGATGATGTAGGCAAGAAAGGTGCTCGGGACATTTGCAAGTGTCTGCCACTAGGTAAGACTAAGATAATGTCTTTCAGTGAGAAAGACCCTTGCGATATGTTGAAGAAAGGTAAAGGCAAGGAGTTCTATTCAGCCTTCTGGAATGCAGAGGACTACTCACCAGCAGGCATTCTGGATGGTCGTGGTCTTTGGGAGACTGTATCTTCTGTAGAAGATTCTAAGGCGATCCCGTACCCTTGGGACGGTCTTAACAAGATTTCGCACGGTATCCGTACAGGGGAGATGGTCACACTTACGGCTGGTTCTGGCACGGCAAAGAGTAGCTTTGCTCGTAAAATCCTTCACCACATTCTTAAGACAACAGATGCAAACGTGGGCGGGATGTTCTTGGAAGAGAGTGTTAAACGGACAGCACTTTCAATTATGTCAATGGAGGCTAATAAGCTACTACATTTGCCAGATGTTGAACGCACTACAGAAGAAATGAAAGCAGCGTTTGATGCCACACTTGGAACAGGTCGGGTATTCTTGTATGACCACTTTGGTTCAGCAGATATCGACACGATATGTGAGAATATCACCTATTTTGTGCGAGCAGCAGATTGTAAATATATCTTCCTAGACCACATCTCTATCATGGTGTCGGCAGGTGGTCACGGTGATGAGCGAAAGGCACTGGACGAGATTTGTACTAAACTACGCACTTTGGTACAAGAGTTGGACATTTGCCTGTTTATTATAAGCCACCTGAAACGTCCTAGTGATGGCAAGGGTCACGAAGAAGGGGCAACGACATCTTTGGCACAACTGCGGGGTAGTGCAGGCATCGCACAGTTGTCTGATATGGTGTTAGGACTGGAAAGGAATGGTCAGTCAGAAGATCCAGTTGAACGCAATACGACAACTATTCGTGTTTTGAAAAACCGTTTCTCTGGAGAAACAGGGGTTGCTGCTAGGGTTCTGTACAACAACGTGACAGGGGAGCTTGTAGAGGTGAAGGATCTTGAAGATGATGCGGACATGAGTGTGTTTGAGAATCAGGAGATGCTTGACAAAGACTCTGACTTCAGTGTAGATTACTAAAACACTTCAACCAACACAATGCTGTTTTCGGCAGAACTACAGCAAAGGAGGTATTATGCGTATTGTATTTGACCTAGAAAGCACAGGGTTGATGCAAGGGTTGCTAGATTACTCTAGCTTCCCTCTTCGACCAAAACCTGATCAGAATATTCACTGCCTTGTGGCAAAGGACATTGATACAGGTGAATTGTATAAATTCTACGGGGATACTCTAAAAGAGATTCCAAGCTTCTTCAGCAGAGTGACAGAGGTGATTGGACACAACATCATCTCTTACGACTTGCTTGTGCTGGAGGTGTTTTACGGATTGAAGTTTGACACCACATCGATCAATGGACGTAGCGTTAAGATTACAGACACTTTGGTGTGGAGCCGATTGCTCAACCCAGATCGTCCGAGAGGTCATTCCCTAGACGAATGGGGTAAAACATTAAACTTTTACAAAGGCTCCTTTGGCAAAGCTGGCCCATCGGTTTGGGAACATTTTTCAAAAGAGATGCTCGATTATTGTGTTCAAGACGTAGAGCTATCTGAGAAAGTTTACAAAGCCCTTATGCAAGAGGCTGGAAACTGGGATTGGCAAGATGCTTATGAGACAGAAGCATTTGCAGCTTATATTACAGAGCGGCAGAGTCACTTCGGTTTTCGTTTTGACAAAGACCTTGCAGAACGTAACCTAGAGTTCTTGAACAAAGAGTTGGCCAGGATTGAGCGAGAAGTTGAGCCACTTCTTCCAAAGAAGCCTATGAGCAAAACAAATGCCAAGTATTACATACCACCTAAAATCCAGTTCAAAAAGAATGGAGATGTGTCTGCTAACTTGGTCAAGTTCGTAGAGAAGCACGGTGGCGAGTTTCTGGAGGAACGTGTAGTCAGTTTGTTTGGTAAGAACTACAGACTACCGCTACCAACAAAACCTCTTGTCGAGGAAGAACCTATGCTGCTATCCAACCAAGCAGACATCAAAGAGTGGCTGGTATCTTTGGGGTGGGTGCCTACAGTGTGGGCAGAGAAGGATTTGACTATTGACGATAAGAAGCAGAAGGTAGATCAGACGAAGTTCCGGGAGCGTGTTAAGCGTTATGTAGAGGAGACACTAAACAGTAACTTCAAGAAGTTTAGATGCGAGAAGGTGCGATGTAACCCTGTTGAACTAGAGATGCGACTAATGTCACACGACAGGTCGCGTCCCCTGAAGGTGCTGACTTCACCCAAATATGTCATAAACCAAGATAAGGAGTTGTGCCCATCCTTGGTAAGTCTCGGAGAGAAGGTGGCTTTCGTAAAAGAAATCGTGGCTTGGCTCACGTATCGCCACAGACGTAACAGCATTCTAGGAGGGTCTGGCAAAGGGTTTTTAACCGAGATTCAGGCCAATGGTCGTATCAGGACGCCAGCTATCTCTTGCGGGGCAGCAACATCCAGATACAAACATGCCGTAGTCTGCAACATCCCCCGTGTCACATCTATGTTTGGCAAAGAGATTCGGTCACTGTTTGGTTGTTACGATGGCAATTACCAAATTGGGTACGACTTCTCTGGTTTGGAGGCTCGTGTAGAAGGTCACTTTACAAAGCAGTTCAAGGGAGGTGATGAGTATGCCAAGATGCTTGTTGCAGAGAAGCCTGACGACATTCACACAGTCATGGCTAAATTGAATGGGATCACAAGGGATGAACAGAAGAGCCTTAAGTATGCTCTCACATACGGAGCACAGGTTCCTAAAGTAGCTAAGATGCTTGGCTGGAGTATGGACCATGCACAGAAAGTGTATGACTCTTTTTGGGAAAACGCATCCCCTCTGAAAGACTTAAAAGATCGTGTAACACGTTACTGGAAGGTCAAAGGGGGTGGGAAGTTTATCAGAGGTATTGATGGAAGGAAGCTCTGGATTCGCTCTGAGCATAGTATCTTGAACATGTTGTTTCAAAGTACAGGTGTTATTTGTGCCAAAAAAGCCAACGAGTTCCACTGGAAAGAGCTTAAAGCCAGAGGATTGCTGTTCGATCCATTTTGGGATGATAGTTTCAAAGGCAAATGTTTTATTCAGATTCATTACCATATATAGTTGTGGCTTCACAGGGAAACCTGTGTCGAATAACCGGATGAATTCAGGGAAACCTTAACAAGTGGTGTTGAAGGCAATCCTGAGCGAAGTCTGTCAAGCGTGACAGAAACGTGCAGAGACTAGGCGGGTTAGTACGAACTTACTAAGTAATACGCCATTAGCGTCCGGCACCCCAAGGGGTGATGATATAGTCCGATACTTATAGAAATATAAGATTAACAGAAAGGGACGAAGCACAGTGGGAAGTTTCACCAGAACTTGTAGAGATTGTGCAGTTTGAATCTGAAGAAGAACGGGTAGAGTATATCAGCAAGGTAGGTAAGCCTGTTGGAGATAACACAGAGCACGAGGGCAAGCCTGCAATCTTTTACAGCATTGTGGGAGAACTTGCTAAGAAGGCTGCACAAGATGCAAGCAAGTATTACAACTTGAGGGTAAACCTCGATGCTGATTACATCGTGGGTAAAAACTGGGCTGAATGTCACTAAGGAGGTGTTATGGACATGAAATTGTATACATTTTATAAAATAGTTTGTGATCTGGATGGTCGTGTTTACATTGGCTGCACGTCAAAACCCCTCGAGAAGAGATGGCAAGATCACCAATCTTCTATTAGGACAAAACCGAGAACCCCTTTTCACAAAGAGGCGGCAAATATCGGCCTAGAACATTTTAGCATTCATAAACTTGACAGCGGTTACTACACAAGGCGGGAGGCTGTTATAGAAGAGGAGCGATACATCGAACAATACGACTCAAGACGGTCTGGCTTTAATGGGAGCTGGGCCAGAATTAAGGAGGAAAATGGTTGGTTTGGAAAAGGTGCGTCAAATGACAATTTCACAGACCCAAATAAAAACCCTTCAAAAGGTGTTATCCAAAATACCTCAAAACCTGTTCTGATAGAGGGTGTGGAGTATCCGTCCATCTCTCATGCGGCAAGGGCTTTGCAGATGGACAGGACTAAGGTTAGTTATCGTGTAAAAACCTCTAAGGGCTTTCCAGACTGGAAGTTTTTATAACAAACAACACTTGACACCAACAATCCAGCTTGCTATATTTAACCCAGTCGTCTGAACAAGGAGACCCCAGATGCAACCAACAAATGAAATATGGCGTAAATACTTTCATGAATGATGTTGACACAACAATCTGATCCATGTAATCTACACCAACACTAACCAAGAGGAGAAGCAAAATGAACATGACTGAATTCACTGATGAACAACTCGCTGTAATGGCTGAAGAGAGTAGTCCTCGGGGACTGTCTGCACGAAAGGAGATTGAACGGCGATCTAAGCAGCAGAAGGGTGTGGTTGAGACGCCTGTGCAGGAAGAGACTCCTTCTCAGAAAGATACTGAACAAGAAAACCCTAAACGTAATACACGCCGCAAACGTAATACTAAACAGGAGGAAAGTGAATGAGCAAATACCTGAAAGAACTACCGAGTGATAAGGAATCACGTAAGAACATCATGGCCCAAGTTGATACGATTGTGGATGCAATGCTTCAAATTGA